CGCCTACGCGTGTACAAACCGTAAAACTTGACGACTATTAAAGAATCAAAAATTTCATCTCGTACAATGTACAAGACTACAAACACATTCTATAAAAGTTATTATATAATATAATGCAAGTTACGACTTGTACATCGCTACAACCTATAAATCATTTCATTCTATCGATCTTTGTACATACATTTGCATCAGGAAATGTACGTATATTACTGAGTTCATATAAATGATAGTAATGATCATTATAGGAAGCTGTGGCCGCCCCACAGCTATTATGCTGGTGTACCCTCTGAAGCAGAGGGCGTATTAGAGTACCTAACCAGCGAAGGTACATTCAAAAAGAATAATAATGAATAATCAGGACCAATTGCATAATATACATCAATTTTATTTCCAGCGTTCAAACCAGATCCCTCTATGACAGCTTTCTGAGTTGGCTGAAATTCAGCAAAAATTCTGACAGTGTCATGTTTAGAAAGATCAACAGTTGAACCTTGAGATCTTATAGAAGAGGCAGTCGATAAAAATTTATATATATTATACATAGGCAAATTAACTGATAAACCTGTATTAGTTCTAGTATTAGTAAGTGATAATCCACCAGGTGAATTCCATCTAAAAGCTGCACTATTTCTAAGTACCACATTAATGCCAGTGGAAGCTCCACCATTAGATGTGGCACGATAGTTAAATCTAGATAACCCATAAGATGAAATATCAGAAGTTGTATCACCTCTTTCGACATAAAAACTATTACAATAGGTAGCACTGTGTAAATTACATCTCATATTTATGCTTCCTCGTTCTCCCACAAAACATTGTGAGAGGAAAGCTATGGGATGAAATCTAACCCAATTGTACCATTTAGCAGTACCAGGGACCAATAATGAATCGGCTACATTGTAGCCATTCGTATCATATCCTGGATACATTGGTCTTCTTGGGATTTGATTCATTGACATAACAAAATTATCAGTACTAACTATATTGGCTACTGGCACTGAAGCACCATAAGAAAACCTTCTCAAAACTTGTCTTAATGAGGTGATATGCTCACCTTGGTAAAGTAAATTTATGTGTTTTGATTCAGGTAAAGGTTTAACAGCAATATTTGTATCTATTGTATCGGATTCTTCATAAGAATAGGTGTCAGACTGTATCACATAAGGAGAAAAGCGATAATCAGGATCAGGCTCAGAATATTGAGAAAACTCAATATTATCTGCTGCATAGCATGAAACCATGACCCAAATATCTGCCGAATCTACAGGGGAAGTTTGTTCATTTAAAACACGCACAGTCAACACACCATTTTCAAATCCTGAAATTCGAGTAAGTGGTGTTGGATTAGATCCTGATATGGTTGAAGCCAAACGATAAGCCTGTCGGGGAGCAGTGGATGTTCCCGTTTGTAAATATGCAGTGTCCTGCATATATGGAATTCTTACTGTAAAATCGTTCACTTCAGCAATATCTACTATCTTGGTAAAAACCTCGGTAGTGGATTCCGTTGTTGAAGAAATAGAACCATCAGGGTCCCATGAAATACGTAAACGCCCACGATGATATTGCGATGCAATAACTTTAAAACGATATACTATGTCGCCTCTCCAGTATGAAAACATACGAGAAACAAGCCACATAGGTGTTCCATAAATGTGGGTGCTCGCTCCTATAACTTCAGTTTCCAATACTCTCGGAGTAACGGCACAATTGAAAATTAAGGATTCGGGAATGTCAGCACTAGTCCATCGGAAATAACCTAAATAAGATTCTTTACCTGCAAAATTAACTATGTTTAATTCATCTTTCAAATCACATCCAGAAATTCTGGAATCAATTGTTAATTCATTCTTAGGATCTATGGATAGTTTTTCTATACCTGTTGAAATATCAGTAGTGGCACAATGAGGAAAAGGTGAAGGTGTTATCAGATCAACATTATTTAGGTTAGGAGGGTTAGTAAAACCAAATAACCTAGCAATCTTGCTTACAGCAGACGCTCCTACCTGAGTGGCGGTAGCAAAAGGAGCTATAAGAGGAATTGAAGCTAATTCACCAGCTGCCCGCGCAATAGCACTAGCAGGTGCTGAAATTACACCATCACCATATTCATCTTTCTTAGCTTGAAGTGCAAGACCAACTGTAGGACCAGAGATCTCTACATTCTCACACCAAGCGTAACAGGATATATTAACACTTGCTGTTGTAACACCATTAGCATTAAGCAAAGGTACAACACTTTCCACCTGTAAGCGCCCCATATCTAGTAAATCTTGATTAGAAGTCAAATCAAGCCACTCCTTATGCCATAAAAATGGTAAAGTCATAGTAGCTCCCTGATTATTCTGAGGATATAACCAAACATGTGGTCGCTGAGATTTAAGCACATAATCCCACGATTGAGCTGCTCCAGACACCCTAATAGGGGCTGGATCGTAATTAATCATGGGACGATATGAAACAAGAGCAGATCCATAGAAAAATGGAGAAGCATTTATAACAAATTTTAATTTTAAATTTCCACGAAATAGATAATAATTATCTATTTTCTTCTTAATTGACGTTTTGTTAAAATACATTTGCCAAGGATCAATACCGAGTGACATTACGCTACCCATACTCCAAGTTGAAGAAGAAATCAAAACAGGTCGTGATAGAAAATTTTTCAAATCAGACTCTGAATAAGTAAAAGTCTCTTCAATAGGAGCAGTAGTCATGTCCACTTTATTGCCAATTTCAGCATCGTGAAAGGATACAATAGTGTCTTGTGATTCTTTATTATCTGTATCGTAAGATACTTGTTCGGATTGAATCTGCCAATCACAAGCCAGATCTCTTTGGGCAAGAGATACGCCATACTTATTGTTCTTTTTGTTAAGTGAATATAAAACTAGTGATTCCACTTCAAATTCACTAGAGTTTGGAAAATATTTTGAGTAACACCTATATGTTAAATATAATTCTCATCTCTAATCTAAATAGATTATTTGGGATACGCCCAGGTGTTCTTCAATTAACGCCCACACTCTTGAAAATGATTATTTTCCAGATAAAATCTTCAAGCAGTAAATGCAGTTAATTGGATATCTAATGGTTTATATGGATGTGATATCAGACACCCAAAGTCACTTTTAGTGACCAAGTTTTTCCGAACGTTCAATGAAGTCTTCAATTAAAGAGTCATAAGTTGGAAACACAGCTTCGTGAACGTAAGGGTGTAGATCTAATTTATCTACAACAAGTTTGAGTAAATCACTTTTCTCTTCATAGACTTGACGTCCATAAAAGAAATATTCTCGCATTGCAGAAGTGATAACATCAACAGCTTGATTTTCTTTACTAATTGCCTTAGAACGCGTCCAGGTCATTAATGATTTTTCTATAGATTCATGCTCAAGAGGAGCTAGATAACAATTAAGTTCATCATTAAAGACCCAACTACGTTTCAGAAAAGTAACGCTTTCTATAGATATATACGGAACACTTTCGGCCGTTTTATCAGCCATAGTATAACCTATACCTATAGATTTTAAAGCCTTTTGAATCGTAGTATGGTTAAAGAATGGAGCTTTCACTCGATCAACACTACCAGCATTGTCGTCACCATACGTTCCAAGAGCGACATTATCATTAAAAGTTAAACATTCCCTCGCAGGATTGACAACATGATAAGCATATCGCATATACAGAGAATTGACTATGGAATTAATTATAACAGTGAGTGGATGGCCCGAGGGCATAGATGATAAAAACATAACGAGATCACCATTAAACTCGTAAAGAGCAAAAGCGGTGTCTATTCCAATCATCCAAATCACTTTCAGATCCAAGTCCGAATAATTACCAGACAATTCTGCCACAACAATTAAAACTCTGAAGGCAAAGAGAATAACGACAGGGGACATGCCCTTATCGTAATTCTCATAATCGCCTGCAAACATATTATCTTTACCATGCTTGGTAATATGATTGTAAATTTCAGTCCATTCAATGGATTGAGCAATAGTTCCTACACAAGTTTCAAATAACAATTTAAAATTCGTGATAAATCTGGATAAAGATAAAGTGTACTTGCGAACAACGATACTCCAATCGACTGGGGCACCGGCAAACAATCTAGTTTTCATAGCTTCTATCTTGGCAAACGTGACAGCTTCATCCTTGAGAGCAGCATTAAAATTTGGGTAAACTCTAATTAATTGCTCATACATTTCAATAATTTCTAGCACTCGATCCATAACGACATCGTCAAAAGTGAATTTCTTTTGATAAATGTCGTCAGGCGGAAGCTCGACAATCAAATGTTGTTTGCACTTTTTAAATGGATTACCAGCACTTGTATTGATCTTGATGGGATCGATATAGGCAACACCAGGCATACCATTTATAGCAGTCTCCATGTCCAAAACATGCACTTGGAGTTTCAATTGGTCATAATCTATGTCTTTTAATATCTTTGCAAGATATGATTGGTAAGCTTCTTCTAATATATCTAGATTAATTAGACCATTTGGGTGGACCATTTTGTTAGCATTATTATACCAAGGTTCCCAACTTCTCATGGCTGGAGGGCCACAAGTGAATTGGTAACCATAATTGATTAAAATATCGCTCATAGGAGTGTTCTCAACTCTTGAAGAATATGAAGGTCTAAAACCATCAAAAGAACCAAAAACCTCTGCAGATCCACTTTCCAAGAAGCGAAAAGGACTCTTTGGGTGTAAATCAACAATGCTTCGTTCATATCCTGGAGCGGATAACATAGCGTTACCGTTTTGTACCACATATTGAGTACCAATATAGCTGGTTAATTTTTTAAGGTCAATTTTAGTAGAAACACCAAAAGATTGAATATTACCAGCGACGTGGATTCCCAACATAATGTATCCCATCTCAGTCTGAGCAATTAATAGGGCTCCGCAATCACCTACATCAGTTAATGTGGTGGTGCGATAAGACCAATAATCATTATCAAAATTCTGTAAAGGAATTTTAGAGTTTTCAGATTGAATATTTGAGACATCATTAATGCAAAGAGTGCCATCTTGCTTACGCGATAAAAGAAAGCCATTATTTTTACAATGTTCTAAAGGTTTGATAGGGAAATAGTTTCGTAAATCTTTTCGAGGTGGTAGATGTGGTATTGTTAAAATAGCAACATCAGTCTTTTCAAACCTATTTAACATGGAAGCGACAATTCGACAGGTTATTTTTGAGGTAACACCGTCATTTTGCATATTCCAGATAACTGTAATGAATACTTCATCTTGGGATTCAAAATTCACTACACTGTGATTATTGAACAAATACTGTTGTCCGCACAGTGCAATGCCTCTAAATTCACTTTTTATTTTCTTAGTGCGATTATCCATACAGAAATGGATAATATTATTGGAAATAGAGGTAATGAAATCAGCCTTTGAAAGGCCTTTTGAAGAAGTACTTTGACGAGATATTTGATAATTGGATAAATGGTAATTGTCTTGATAATAAATATCTCCTCGTTCATTTTCCGTTCGTAGAGGTTTGTAACCTTTATCTACTCGTGCTTGAGCAACATAAGATTGATCACACCTACGAATGGTAACAGAGCCTTCTTGTCCGCAACATGGATAAGTCACGGGAGCTTCAGTTGCCTTTAACTTCTCGTCTTGCTTGTTTCCAGAAAAAGCGTAGGTATAAGCCCACACTGAAGCTTTAATGGTAACAGCAAAGGTTGTCAAAAATACAACTATTTGTCCAAATTGGTAAATGTAACCAATTCTCCTTTGAACTTTTTCTCCCAAAGAACCAAACATTTTACGTAGTAAAAGTTGAGAAGCTCGAGGTCCTATAGTATGGCAAAACCAAGAATAGGCTTTGAGCAACAAATAATCAGGGAGTACGATTGTTAAAACATATACAAAGACAAGGCTAATAAACAAGCCAATATTCCAGGTGAAATAAGACCAAATAGCAATACCAATGTAAGTTGTAACAGTGTAACTTTGCAGTTGCAGATCATCAGAACAAGAGCACAAATTCTTAGGTTTATAGCAACTCTTGCAAATCGCTATGTCCTTGAGAACTTGAGTGGATTCTCGCATGGCTTTCATATTTTTCTTATGTATCATAGATTGTTCTCCATACCATGCTAAAAAATCAGTAACTTCTGAGAACATGTGAACATCCTCAATAACCGCAGGAGCGTCGATTCTAGTACCATTGGGTACTACTTTTCGAACTGTCCAGTGCCAATAATTTGGATATTGTCCTTCAACTACTGGTGGTGTTTTGTTAGAATCTAACATACCATCAGCATTAGTATATTGTGGTTTAACAATCGGGACAATAATCCACGGTAATCGCCTTTGAACTGCTCCTGGAGCTGAAAAATAAAAATGCGCATTCAAATTCTCTGTATTAGTAGTGGCAACAAGCCACTCACAGCGAAAAGGAACACGACCTTTGTCTTCTAAGTGGGCCATATCAGGACACAAAGAGACTCCATTAATAATGGCAATTAACTCCATAACAGAAGGATCACCCTGCGGTGCTGCTTTTGGATTCATGAATGCTGCATCATCAATAACTATACCCCATTGGCTCGTTTTAAAGCCGTCCCAGTATTTTGCAACTGGATTACGAGTATAACAAAATGAATCATCCGTGTCTAATCCTTGTAAATTACCATAGTAAGCAAAAAGCATGCGTTTAATCGTTGTTTTACCGACACCAGAACCTCCACAAACTAAAACAGAAAATGGGGGATCACGATCAGCGCGAGCAGCTTTCAAAGTGGTAACTTCACAGCGCATCATTTTCATGGAATTTAAATTTTTCTTGATTTCGAATTTTTCAATAGAATTCATCTCAGATGAAAACTTACACATATTTTCCAATTTTTCAATGGTGTCATCTAAATCTGCTCTGAAGGAGCTCTCCGAAAAACCAAAGAGCTCAGGATTATGCAAACAAGCGTATTGCTCACGCAATTTGGCCAGATTATCAAAAACTTTAGTATATTCTGTAGAAGAATGAAATAAAGTTTGAACTGAACCTGTTAGTAAAATTTGACTACCTCGTTCACAAACGAACATTATGGTATCAATAATATCGTATACCATATCCCCAGAGCTTTTATTTTGTTTAAGAATGGCTTCTTTTTCAAAATGCGTATACCCTTGAGATTCAAAGGTATATCCAAAGCTCTCAAAAAGAGATTGAGATAGACAATATAAGTAAATCTTATGCATTCTTTTAAAGAATTGAGAATTCTTTATAGTCTTATAATTTGAAATAAATTCGCGCATAGATTTAACTTTAATGTAAACAGTTTCAGCGGTGGAACTTTGTGTAAAAAACTCAGTAGTAACTGATTCTATAAATTTAGAAAATTTAATTTCGAGAAACCGTGAACTCAAACTTTTACCTGGTAATCTGGATTTCATAAAAGCAGCAATAGCTGCCATAATTCGTCCATAATCAATTTGTCCCTTGAATGAGCAATATAAAGAATAAATTAAAATTATACAATCTTCAGCTAAAGATATGTAATAATCCTTTTCATTAAGATTAATGAAATAATTTTTTACGATATTTGCAACATCTTCGTAACTATAAGGCAAAGCTTGAATACGTAGATTCGATAGATCATTAATTTCGGAATCAGATTCTGAATCATCAGTATCTGAACCATCAGTTAATCGTTCATCAAGATGGTAACTGCACAAATAATCTTCATACTCCATTGCATATTGACGCATGCTAAAAGGCAATGCTTCAAATTGAACGTAGTTAAAGAAATTCACCTCTACAAAACCGCGCGATAATAAATACCGCAATGTGTTGCGACGAGACAAGGTGCCTGGAAGATAATTATATACAAAATTATCATCAGATGATACTTCTATGAGAACACAAACCATAAAGAAAGTTGGTGGTTCTAATGTATTATCATAAAAGGAAGAGCGAGCAAAATGCTCAGCGATGTGGTTGCACATATTATAAAGAATAAATGACATTTCATCATCTAATTCGATATCAATAACACAACCACATGGTAGGGAATAATGTAGTCCATTACTTCGTGCAGAATTAATTGTTGTAATTATTGTCTGTCGAGGATCAGGAATTGCTAAGATAGCGTCTATTATAGCCCTTTGAGCATCAGTAATAGATAGCGGTTCAACTTGCTCAATTGTTGCACCACCATTTAAACCAACGTAAGTTAAGTGGATAACGGAAAGATTCCGTAAGCCATAATCCCAATATGGGATAGGTAACTCACGTAATGGTTTATTATCGTAAGAAAGATAAAACTGGGGTAAATCAAAAGGATTGTTACAGTACTTAAATTTTAAATTTCTTTGATAAAATCGTCTCCGCAGTTTCTTATAAATATCGTAGATATTAAAGATCGTGAAAACAAATCGTTCGTGGTCAGAGAGAACGACGACTTTAATTGGTAAAGTCTCATCAAATATGTGCTCACTATAAAAGATAGAACACTTGTTAGTAGGTAGGTGATCGATAAAACAATCACTAGTATTTGTGCAATAAACGTTTTCGTGTCGTCGAACAGTGGTTGGACTTATGGTGACATTAAAAATTAATAGAAAATACCTAAAATACTAAAATAAAATTGAAACAAAGAGATAATGAATAATAACTATCCAAAAATGTAGTAGCAAACTTCAGTCTAAAACACCAGGGGATCGATTCTAATACCCTGTGAAGGCTTACAATTTGGATCTAAAAACTATCTCCACTTACAAAACCTTATAAAAAATTTCGTATCACTCAAATAGGACTCCTCGTGGTGATAAAAAATTAATTAATGGCGGGAGGTAAGATTGACATTAGACGCAAATCCAAATAATGTATCCCAATAACGCATTGCGCACGCTAATGGGTATTTATACAATTTCGAAAAAGAAATCTCAATAAATCTTTTATAACAATTTATATAATAATATTACACACTCTACAGGTTAATTAAATAAGAAAATACCAGTGTGATTAATATAAATATAAAGGGTTGTATTTTGATTAACATGCTATTACAAAGCATGTGGGTTAGAACTAGGTCTAACCCAAAAAGTATATTTAATTGTGGCTAAATATACAAAACCTAGGGGTTGGTTGAGAGGTAAAACTCTCTAGAGGGGGGAAATAATATTTTATTATCAAAATACAGGACATAAAGTCATATGTAGCCGTTATAAAATATAATTCAGATAAGCCTAAGTAATATCGAAATACTAAATGGGGTCTGAATATATCTTATAAAAGGACATCTTTCATGGGCCATATAGTAATAATAAAAATATTTGGCTTAAGTTAATAAAAACCCGGTTGTAGGAAATGATTGAAAAATCGATTTATATACCGGAAGAAACTTATAATATGCGTATAATCTGTGTTAGAAACAGAT